TTGGCTGCTTGGGCTTGAGCTGCGGCCACATTGTATATACCTCGTTCTCCTGATTTTGAATCATAAAGGTTTTTCCATTCTGCTATAAACTGCTCCATCTCTGGCTTGCGTGAATAAGCAACAGAGTTATTTGAAAGTGCACGTTGTGTATTATTTTCCCACCAGTTGCCTGACTTTGCTGCAGCCATCTCAATATCATTAATGTTGGAAAGAGAAATCATTGCTGATCTACGTACTCCGCCAACGACAACAACTTCTCCAATCTTACACATAATGTCATGCGCCTCAATAGGCTTAAGTTGACGACCTGCTGCATTTTTAAACTTTGCAATAGTAAAATCAAAAAGATTTACAAGTGGTTGTGGTCCCGATGAGCGTCCACCCATTGTCTTAAGACGTGCACCTGCGGGACGTACTTTAGAAACGTCAATTGCTGGAATGTGTCCAGTCCAGAGCAATGCTAGTAGCTCACGATATGCTTTTGCCCAACCCTGTTTTGAATCTTCTACAACAATTACTGTATCTGACTTTTCAAACGAATCTGGGACGGCAGGAAGTTTATTAACGTACTTGTATTCAACAGAAAATCCTACACCTGTTCCGCACATAAGAATATACATTGTTTCATCAAATGAACGTGGAGAATCTACTGGAACAAATGAACAATTGTATCCAGCCACATTGTCTCTTTCTAATGCTGCTCCTGATGTCATCACGGAGCGCATAGACGGCATCACATTTCTGTTAAATACACCGTCTTTTAATTCCGCTACAAGCTTCTCAGTTGGAATATAATTATGATTTTCTTTTAAATGATTTAACATAAAAGAAAAATATCGATCTACTGTTTCTCCCCATGTCTCACGTCTATTCTCTTCTGGAATCCATCTAGCGTAACGTGATAACGCAATAAAATTTTCGTATGGGTTTGCAATAGTCTTAGACATTTAAAATTACCTGTTTCTCCGCCTAGCGGTTAATTTGATTTAGTGTGAAGATCCTATTCTACCAAAGAATAATTAAAAGTGGAAGCGCTAGGAAAATTTTTCTACTAAATGATCAAATGCTTTCTTGGTCAACTGATCCCAATTATAATCTTCATGTATTTTAATTGACTGAGCAAAATAATAACCAGAGTATGCTTTATAATCAAGAGAAACTTCACGCATTAGTTGCTCTAAATGTTTTGCATCTGGTTTAAACATTTTTCCAATGTGTCCGTCTCCAACTGCTTTTGGCAAAGTCTCATCTGTAAGTTTAGATTTTAATTTAAGTGGTCCCATATAGTCCACATAGTGAGACCAATCATATGTTGATATAACTGGCATGCCTGTTGCTAAACCTTGAAGCGGAATAAACCCAAAACCTTCTCCCCATGTGGGATACAACAAAACATGATGGCTGTGATACAAAGCAACAAGATCTGCTTCTTTAATCTCATCTGTTATTAAAGTAATATTATTATATGCCATCTCTGGACTCATAAACTGATTATCTTTATCATAAACTCTAACAGTGTTAAAATTGTGTGCTTTAATAGTTAAATGATAGTTTGGGTTATTGCCATATAGCTTGATAAAAGTGTCTACTGCTAGCTGCCCGTCTTTTCTTGGAGATGGTTCTCCAATGTGTAAAAACTTTAACGGTTGTCCTTCTTTAACAACCCTGCGCTTTGGTTTCCAAAAATCTTCAATACCGTGTGGATAAACATATATTGGTTTTGTTATTCCGTTTTCTTTAAAAACTTGTGCACACCAATCAGATGTTGCCCACACTTCATCACAAGCGTTAAATCTTTCAACCCAGTCTGATCTCATAGATGTTGACTCCCACGGAGTATATCCAATTTGATACTGATTTCTGTGAAGCTTATAATGATGAGGCTGAGTAAAATTTAATTGAATAGTAGATTTAGGATTTGCAAAAGATACAGAGTGTCCTAGATTATTTAATGATTTAACAATATTTTTTCCCGCATAGCCAAAGCCAACCGCAGGATTTAGTCCTGCTTGAATAGTATAATAAGATATATCCATGTTTTCTTTCTGGTTGACTGGCTTGACAGGCTTATCCTATCAATGTTATGATTGTAGTTCGTTATCTCTAGAGGAGGAAATGCCAATGGAGAAAATAAAACAACAGGTTAGTGATTTGGCTCATAATCTGGTTACAATAGTAATGATAACATTATTTATGTTTCCAGTCCAGCCCGCACAAGCCTTAGTAGTAAAACCTTTAGTGAAAACTGAAGCCCAACTAAAGCAAGAAGTCTTAGATAAGTTCAGTAATCAAGTTTACAAACCATCTGAGATGCTTACAGACGAAGAGCTAGTATTGCTACTCAAGACTGTAGGATTCGAAGGAGCAGGCCTTAAGAAAGCTTGGTCAATAGCAAAGCGTGAATCTAACGGAAGACCGCTTGCATATAACGGGGATAGGAAAACTGGAGATAGTTCTTACGGAGTATTCCAGATAAACATGATTGGAGATCTCGGTCCAGACAGACTAGAGAAATTCAACCTAAAGAGTAACAAAGAGTTATTCGACCCAGTAACAAACGCAGAGATAACGTACTATATGACCAACGGCGGTTTAGATTGGTCAAGCTGGAAGGGTATGACCCCAAAAGCGCAGGAATGGCTATTGCGATTCCCAACAACTGAAAAGAAGTAGGATAAATGAAGGTACAGTATGTATCGAAGTATCTCTCTTTATCACAAGAGGGCCTTGTTCCAGAGCTTTTATGCCCAATGGATCAAGGCTCTCTTTATCCTAATCAAGACGGCGAAGACAGGGTATTTGTTTACTGCTTATCCTGTAATTATAAAAAAGTCCTTGGATCTAAAGATTACGACAATATCGTGAAAGCGGTGGAAAATGTTGGATAAATGTAAAAACGGGCAATGTGCCTGTGAACAAGAAGAGAATTTTTTTCACATTAAAGTGATTCCGCAAAATAGTGCGAATTTCAGTGCGGCGGATGAAGAGACATTTTCTTCATATGAATTTGAGTCAAACACCCTTACGGAAACAGATTCTATGGGGAGAGAAAAATTTTGGGAAGATATGGGGAGACCATAATGGAAGAAAAAGAGCCTCAATCTCTGGAAGACAATTTACCTATGGTAAATTATATAATGCTTCACCGAATTTACGATATGCTGACCTTGGTGGCAAAAGGAGCAGTAGGTGGAGAAGAAGTAGGAAAAATGATACAATATCATAAAGAGGGATTCCTTCTGGGTCCTAGTCCATCTTATTCAATAGACGAAAGGGAAGAAAATGGCGAGTAAAGAATCTGTTGTAGACACAATGGTTGAACAAATTAATATTCAATCTAGACAAGCAACTGTGCAAAATAAGGGAGACTTGGTTGAGCTGGAAAAGGCTCTATTACAAGCACAACCTGCTTATAATCATATGTGCAGTGGAATTGTTGATGCACTAATCGCAAGAGGAATGATTTCTGTAGATTAGTATTGACTTAAAATATTGTATCCAATACAATAATGTTATAGGTCGAGCAATTTATTGTTCCCTATAATTGCCTTAAATGGCAGCAAAGCCCAATCGGATCCGCCTCTGATTGGGTTTTTTGTTTATTGGGGTGTATAATAGATATATGACCCCTCATGAGTTTTCTAAACAAATGAAAAACCCTTATTTTGGAACAAAGTATTATAAGGAAGAAACTAATGCAGGCAAAATGGAAACTAGAATAGAATTACGGATAGAAAAAATTCTATCTAAAATATTTTTTTGGAGAAAGAAAAAAAATGCTTAATTTTGACAACAATCCTAACGTTAAAAAAATATATGACGATATCTGGGTGTATGAAAACTTTTTAAATGAAGAGGAGTGCGTTTCTTTAGAGAACATTGCTAACGGACTTACTGAGCCACAATGGAATGAAGCAAATAGCCCACTAGATTGGTACAACGGAAAGGTAAGCATTGCTATCCCAGAACTTCTTGATATAAATAGCAGAGTAAATGATCTCGTATCTCCTGGCTATGTAGCTACTGCAAACTCTTCTTTCCACAGAATGTTTGTTGGAGATAGTATGCACGAGCACGAAGATACTTGCGGGGAAGATGGAGAAGCAACTTCAAATGATGACTTCAACACATGTGCTATTACAAAATATGGAGTTGTAGCATACTTTACAGATAAGTTTGAAGGTGGAGAAATATACTACCCATTATTGGGATTAAAAATTAAACCAAAATCTGGTGATCTGTTAATACATGGTGCTTTAATTAGACACGGTGTTGCAGAAGTTACAAGTGGAATAAGATATGCTTACTCTACTTTTTTAACGGAAAAGAAATAAAAATGGCTGAAATTATTTGGGAAACAAATCTACCTGAAAACAATAACGAAGAACCTGTTGAAGAAATATCTAATGAAATATCTATTTCTGAATCTAAAGGTGACCGTCCAATTGAACAAGTTCATCTTAGTAAAAAGCTAGGGTTTGTTGATATGGGCAATGGAATTCTTAAATACCCAGACTTGTTAAACCTGGATGACTACAACTATATACTATTTCAATGTGATGCTCTTGATGAAGAGTCTTGGTCTACTCACCCAACAGACTCTGAAATTCACGGTAGAATTTCTACACCTCTTTCCATTCAAACTTTAAACTCTTCAATTATTGAATGTATAATTAACGAATACTGGACTAACGAACATAACACAATTAACAGAACAAGACCTAGTGACAATGTAGATAGAATATGGGGCGGAGCAGACACCTGGAAATCAGCAGACTATGTAGCATGCTATTACCTTGGTGAATGGACTGGCGGAGAAATTATAACATTATCAGATGGATCTGAAATTCTTCCTGAAACAAACACTTTGTATTGCTTTCCTATAGATGGAGGACAGGTATATAAGTCAAAAGATGTTACATCTGGAATTAAATATACTTTTGTTGACTGGGTCTATAAGCACAGCGATTGGGTAATGGGTTAATCAAATGATAAGAACTAGAAACTATACGCTAGATAACACAACGCCTGTTGAACTAACAATTGAAGATGAGATCAATGCAAAGTCAACACTGATAATATCTAATACAAGCTCCAATAAGCATCTCATTATTGGAAATAGCGATGTAAGCACTACAAATTACGGGATTAGACTAGAACACGATTCAATGCCTTTGTCTATAGATGTGTATAAGGATGACAGACTTTGGGCTCTTGGCGAAGATAATACTGTAACTTGTGCAGTTATGATTATTGAAAAATAAAGTAACAATACAGACATATTAGACATATAGTGCAAAAAGTGCGAAAAAAGTGCTTCGGCGAGAGAAGACCACATTTGTCATCTATGCTATTTTCTAGAATATCCCATATAAGCCCTCTACGAGGGTTCTAAGCCCTTAAAGGGTCATAATTGGTATCTCCGATACAAAAGCCCTTAAAAGGGCGGGAGAAAAAAAGCTAGCAATTTTCTACAATAGCCAGGATATAATATACATACCCATAAGAAGCCAAGATAGCCAGAGTATTGACCTATATAGTTTAGAAGTCTTCAAGATCAATATCTTCATCTAGGTCAAAATCAAAGATTTCTATCTGTCCCGCCCAATTTAAAAATTTAGACAAAGCTACACCTGATAAGACTGCTGTCGCAGTTAACGCAATTAACGCATAGATCTTTTTCATTTGATATCTTTCCAAAATGCTATTAGTAGAACCACTATTGGTCCAAATATGACTGTTGCTTGTATCCAGTTCATTTTTATATTATACCATAATCCTAGTCAACTGCAATATTTAATGCATGATCTGAGCAGTAATATCTCATAGATCCATCTTTTAACATCTTAGATGTATATGATAGCTTATCGCAATAACTACAAAATTTCATTTATCCTGCCTTCCGCTTTTTTCTCATATGTGTTCTTATTCTATGGCAATTAGAACATACTATCTCACACTTGGCTATTTCTGCATCTATTCGTTTCTTAGATAACGTATTGATTAGTTCCGCCACATTTGCATGTTTGGTTCCACGAACATGATCAAAGTCCATCATATAATACGGATAGGATATCTTGCAATCCATACAAGGGTTCTTTTCTTTTATCTCTTTTAAATAACGTGCCAGATAGTCTTTTTGTTTCTTGATCGACATCTTCTCTGGAGACATAGCTTAATTATATAGCAGTATAATTATCAGTCGACTAGGATTTAAGATTTTACATAATGTTAATAAAATATTTTTTCTATATTGTTTATCTTTATCATTTATTGTATAGTGGATACTTGGGAATTAGATTTTAGCAAACCCCCCCTACCCCCCAAATTTAAAAAATCTTTTTGGAAAGATAGGGGAGAGCTTTACTAGATTCTAATCCAAGCATTACTTGGTATATTGAGTCTTAGTGTAACCCCCCGAAACCTTTCCAAGTATAACATTTGATATTTTCGTAAGTCAATAGATCAAAGTCACTTTTGAGAAAATGTTAATATATTTTTAATATGTATGATACACACTCTTTTTAATGTCCGATTTGTCCGATAGTGCGCCCATAACCCTATAATTTTGAGCGTGAGTGTGGTGTAACTCACAAAAATAGTTTGAGAATACTCATCAGTAACCACCTAAATGTCAGTCCCCCCTGTTAGGCTTATAGTATAAGAAGTTAACAAGGAGTTAACCTTAATAAAGAAAGGTCAATAAAATGACAAATAGAATTTGGGAAAGTCGTAACGACTATCAGAATGACGCTCAGCGTCTAGGCTATGTATCTTGCTCAGCAGGGTGCGGTAGAGTAACCGCTTGGACACTCTGCGTAATGTGTGGCGGTAACTACGCTACACACAACACTCTTGGAAAGGAGAATAACTAATGAACGATTATCTAGACTATATGGATGAAATCTACGAGGAACTCGTAGAGGAATATGGACACGAGATAGAGTCCAAGTGTGAGCATAATCACACTAACGCCTAACGGCGTGTCGCTTGTAAATGTCAGCCCTATCGGCTACAATTACAGCATAACAACTAAATAAGAATTAGAGCGTGAGCCTAGCAAATAATCCGAAAGGTGAGCCTAGCAAATAACCGCTTAACAACTAACTAACAACTACTAACAAAGGATAGAAAATAAAATGACAATAACATACTCACTATGGGACGGCGCACAATTACTAGGCGTTGACTTTACCGCTAATAGCGCAGATGAAATGAATAAAGTCGTAGCAGACTTACAAAAGGTTTCCACTAATGTAGTGGCACATATGAGAAAGGTGTCAATGTAATGATGACTAAATGGGATACTATTCAGGCAGATGTAGCAGATGCTTATGTCTACATAGATGAAGAAGAAGCCTATAACAAGGCACTAGCAGAAGGCGTAGATTTTGGCGCTGATGATTTTGATGATGATGAATTACACAAATCACTAACACTAGATTGGAATGACTAATGATAGCGGACGGATTAGAGTTATACATAACAAGCGACTACGGATTAGAATTAGATAGTTTCTTAGGGGCTATCTATCTACCTTGGCACACTATCATTATCACCGCCCTAGTAATAACCGCCTATAAGATTTACAAGAGAAAGAAGAATAAGTAATGACTACTAATCGCCTACTAACTACCGCCGTCCAAATAGGTATCGGAATACCTACCCTGCTAATGATGCGCCTAATGTGGCGGGAGATCGTCGCAGACTTTAGAGAGTGGGATAAATCACACTAACCTAACGGCGTGTCGGCTTGACAAAAGCTGATCCGCCCGCAAGTACTTGAGGGAGTTATCCACAGGGTGATTAAGGGTCTGTGGATAAACACCCTAGAATTTGTGAGGTTTATCACAAAAATAGTTTTCCGACACGCCCGAAAAAGGGGTCAAAATGTCAGACCCCCCTGCTATACTAGCGACATACAAACAAAAAGAAAGGTGGTCTCAAATGACTACACTAGAAAAAACAAATATCGGCTTAGCACTAGGAATATCTGGTGCTCTTGAAAATCGTATTCTCCACGATTGGAATAATGGTGGTGCTAAAAGCACTTATGGTCTTAGCGTTTATCAACGCAAGGTTTTGCTAAAAGTTCTTATTCGTGAAAATCCTAAATGCGAATGCGTAGCGTGTATCTAATGAGAGATTTCGTTACTAACTTAGAATTAGAAAATTATTGGAAAGATGCCCCAATTGGCATTCACCCCGATTTAGCAAAAATGCTAGACGAACTTATCTCAAAAGGAGAATATAAATGAAATCACAATTAGAAAAAGATTTAGAAATCAAAGAAAGTTTTATTGACTTACTAAATGATGTTTATCCTACTGTAAAAATTGGTTACTCTACTTTTACTCCCGCCGAAATTCTAGAATGTTGCGACCCAGTAGCATTTGCGATTGGCCTAGTTGAACACGAAGATTATTTAGCAGAAATGGAAAACGAATAATGGAATTTTATGGATTTGAACACGCAATTGAATTAGATCATCTTACCGATGAGCAAATTCTTCAACTAGAAAAAATATTTGAAGATTTTGAATAACTAACGGCGTGTCGACTTGACAAATTGACAGCTGCGCCCACAAGGGTGCGGCGTCGGGCGTGTCGTTATGAAGTCGTTATAAAATTCCCTGGATTCTACGGCGTGTCGACTTGACAGACAAATCGGACATTTTGTGTGATGCTTATCACATAACTTGTGTGATGCTTATCACAAAGCCCACGCTCCAAATAATGAGACAAACCCTTGCCAAATTGGAAAATGTCAGTCCGTTCGTGTATAATCTCTACTATAACAACAACGAAAGAAGGTGCCACTAATGGCTACTAAACTCTACACAATCGAAAGCCTACTTGTAGGAAAAAACTATCGCTCAAACTCTCGCCACTTTTCAGGCGAAATCGTTTCTGCTGAGGCTCGCCCTGAAATTTACTACGGCGAAAAAACCGAAGCGTATCTAATCGAAATTCGCACGGGCGGTCTGCGAAATAAATTCGCAACAATCGCAGTGAAGGTTGGTGAATAATAATGGGATACATCGAAATTTTCAGAATGAATGAAGATGGTGCGGGCTGGGTTGATTTAGCCGAAGCCACTCCAGATGAATTATTCAACATCGAATTAGGATTACTAGAAGAAGGAGCGTTCGAATGAACTTAGACGAATTCAAAAAACACGTTATCGCACAACGTGAAGCAAGCAAGGCGGAAGCCTTGTCAGTGCTATCTGCTACAATTACCAAATCAACAAACGAAAGGGAAAACCTATAATGGGAAGAATGAAAGAAATCTACACTCAGATTTTAGAGTGTGAAACTTGTAATGGTCAAGGCTGGCAATTTTTTGGAAACCAAACCGATTATGATGTCGAGGCTTGCGAATGTAATCCACTAGGATTTTTTCAGGAGAATAAATAAATGAGCGAAATTGCTGGAATGTGGATTTGCGATAATTGCGATACTCTTGCCGTTGTGTCAGTGCTAACTGATACAATACAAATAACACAATGTAAATGCGTAACTAACGAAAGGGAAACTAATGTATAAACTAACTTGCGCTTATGATAGCAACGCTCCCCACTGGTCTGCTGAATACGAAAATGAATTTGGTGCGTGGGAAAGTTTTTTCCGTTTCACCGATTGGGGAATGGCTAACGAATACTCAACTGTAAATCTATCAACGCCAACTGGCAAAATGTATACAAAAGTTTTTTATAGAAATGGAATGGTATCCGTAAAATGATGACACGAAAAGATTACATCGCAACCGCAGAAATTCTAAAGTATGCGAGCAATAAAACTCACCCTGCTGTATTTTCTAAAATTGTAAATGATTTCGCAGAAATGTTTGCGAAAGATAATGAGCGATTTGATGTAAAACGATTTCACGAAGCGAGTGGGTATAATGTTCCTAACTTCACTTCAAGATAAAGTAAAACGCATTCAGGAATTGCGTCGCAGTAATGCGGCGCAACCTGTTCGCAATAAAAAAAAATACACACGCAAAATAAAACATAAAAATAAATTCGATCAATAAAATTAATTTGTCGACAAAGCGCCCACATAGCTACGGGGTCGGGCGTGTCGTTAAGGGTGTGATCTAAAACACCCTGGAAATTTGCGTGTCGATTAGCAAATGTCAGTCTAACCTGCTATAATTCCAATATCTACTAACGAAAGAGGTCCATTATGGAACTATTTACCGTCGCTTGCCTAAACTCTGAAATTTGTGGCACAACTATGACTTTTGATTCTGAGTCTGATTATGAAGTATTCGGTGATGACTATATGTGTGCAGAATGCTATGATTCTGAAGAAATGGAATTCTATGAACTAACGGGCTGGTCCGATTCCGACGCTCTTGCGTCTGCAGGACACGGAATGGATGAGGATTACTAATATGTCAGATCTAACCGCTATAATTACCCCTATGAAACTAAAACGTTCTAATGATAGAAAGGTGGCTAACCTTGTCACAAAAAATGGAAAGCAAGCCGCAATTGCTAACACGTTCGGTCTCCCCGCTGGAAAGGCTTACTCATGCCCTGGTGCCACTAGTATTTGTGAGAGTGTTTGCTACGCAGGAAAACTCGAAAAGCTCTTCAAGGGAGTAAAGGCTAATCTTCTGCACAACTGGGAATTGCTACGCAATGCAGATACCGATACTATGCTTATTCTATTAGATGAGATGATTGTAGAATTTGTTGCAGATTGTGAAAAGAAAGACGCTCCTAAGTTATTCCGTATCCACTGGGACGGAGATTTCTTCAATGATACTTATACCTATGCCTGGAAGACTATTATTTCTAACCACCCCGATGTTCAATTTTGGGTTTATACACGAGTAAAGTCTGCAGCGCTTATTCTTAAGGATGTATCTAATCTATCTCTTTATTATTCTACCGATGATGAGAATAAAGAAACGGGCCATGATTTGAAAGTTAATTCTGGTATCCGCCTTGCTTATCTAGGAAAGACATTCGCCGTAACTGAGAGCACAATGAAAGAATTGACTGGCAAGCCTGGTGCTAAGTGTCCAGAGAATATGAAAAGCATTCCGCTTATTAGCAATGCTGGGTCCGCTTGTGTATCTTGTGGCTTATGTGTCTACGGTAAAGCGGATATTAGATTTTCTGCGAGTAAAAAATAATGGCAGATACTCTCGGATCAATTCTTGCAATTATATTTATTAGCGCTATTGTACTTCCGATTCCAATTGCTATATGGGCCGTACTTAAAGGCTAACGGCGTGTCGACTTGACAAGATCAAGCTGGCCCGCAAAGGTGGCGGCTTATCCACAGGTTTACGGCAGTTATCCACAACCCCCCAAAAATGTGAGTATTATCACAAAAGCTGCGACACGCCCATAATGGATTAGGTAATGTCAGTGGCCTATGCTAAAATACTCTTATTCCAACAACGAAAGGTAACAAATGTCTAATCAAATAAAAGTTCCACACTCCATAGTATTCGAGGCTATTATTGACCTTGATAAAATACCTGCTAACCTATTACCTGCATTACTAAAACTAACTGAAACAGATTTACTAACGATGTGCAAGGGTGCAACACTACACGCACTTGCTGAGGCTAAGGTATTGCAAATTGCAAATGAAAATAACACTTGGGCTGAAGTAACTATCAAGGAAGGTAACTAATAATGGGAAGTAACTTTGCAACAGAATTAGCGGATAATGATTTATTCGATTTAGATTTAGAAACCGCTATTGGTTATCACCTACAAGGTAATCATTACCCACCCGTTCCACTTTCTATGGTGCAACCTTGCATAGATGCTATCGATGCATACTATGACGAGGACTATAATAAACTAATCGAAATGCCTGAAGGCGTATTGTATCGTGGAGAAAAGTTTGCACCTGCCTCCGCTATTATTGAACAACACCACTTAGACGCTTGGCTACCTGAAAGCGAATACTGAGATCAAAACTAGGCGTGTGAGTTATCTCACACGCTTGGTATCTCGCATAATGAGATTGGGGTAGAAAATGTCAGACCCCTTTGCTATAATAGGACACTAACAAGAAAGGAAGCAAAATGACAATAGATAACAAAGTCTATCAGGTCGGTGATTTATTCACTACCCTGAAGTCTAAAGAAACAGGCGTAATCAAAGAGATTATTCCTAACTCATCTGGCTCGGTGAGAGTTCGTCTGGAAACAGACAACGGAGAACGCTGGACAACAGTTCTTGCCGATAGTCTAGCATAACTAAATAAAGGAAACAGGGGCAGTTTAGAGAGTGTTCTCGCCCAATGTCCTAAGTAAGAACTCTCACCCTTCGGGGTAAATGTCAGACCCCTATGTTATACTACTCAAACAACCAACCAACGAAAGGCAATAAATAAATGAGCAGACAAATCACAGTAAAGGTAGCAACGACCAAAGTAATCAAGGCACTAGAAACTCGCCTTGCTAAATTGGAAAAGGACTACGCAGACCAAACAGCAAATGAAGCAAAGCACACTAAGGCTTATGAGGCTTGGAAAAAGGAAGTAGGCAAGTGGGCTATTGCTAACTTCTCAAAGGCTGAGAACCTTCGCACAAACTATCGCCAATGGAACAACACTCTCAATGTTGATTTTGACATTATCACTAAAGAGGGAACTTTTCCTAAAGAACCTGAAAAGGATTTTGAGGTAGTTCATACACATCAGTATCGTGAAATCAAAGAGGACATCACAAATGCTCTCACAATTCTCAAAATGACAGATGAGGAAACAGTAAATGCTTCCACAATGAAGCAGATTGCTAAGTATCTCTAACTAAACTTAGGGGGGCAACCTAAAGTCCTGAACCCTAACAACCTGAGCAAGTTGCTAAACTGCTCAACCAACCAACTAACGAAAGGAAATAAAATGTCACCAATTCTAGATACCGCTAAGGGTCGCTTCTATCGCAAGGGCGATGTATTCACAACTGGCAAATCAGGAATTACTGGCACTATCACGGAAATCGTTTCTATTCGTCCAACTCTAACTAAACTTGGATTGAATACAGAAAATGGTTTGCGTTGGGCTATGGTAAAAATCGGCGCATAATCTTATGGGGGCTAGACAGAACCTAGCCCCAATGTTATAATTCTTATCCCTACTAAAGAAAGAATAAAATGAAAAATCGTTATCGTGTAGAAATCTATGACGCAAACAAAGCAAATGATGTAACTATTTATTCAGAGCAAGGTGTTGATAGAGAATACCTAACTGAATTAGTTTTTTCTAATTTGCGTAAGTTTAGCGGAAGAGTAAATGCTTACGTGTATGACAATGTAAAAAAGAAAAAGGTTACAGCAATGTTCCTTGATGAAAGTATAACTAATAAATTCCAAACAAATTAAAAGCTGGGGCGGGATCAATTTAAAATCCCGCCCTATCTATTTGTCGACAATGCCCCCAAAGCTGCGGGGTTATCCACAGGCTTACGGCTTCCTGTGGAAAAGCCCTGGAAATTTGTGAGATTACTCACACGGATCAATTCGGACATATTGTAACTAACTCTATACAATGTCAGTGCCACCTGTTATAATAAACTAATCAACCAACCGAAAGGAAATAAATATGGCTCATAATCTCGAAATGGAAAATGGCGAAGTTGCTTTCGCTCTCCGTGGCGCACCTGCTTGGCACAACCTAGCAAATCGTATCTTTGCAAAAGATGAGGAAGTTACAACTGCCTCAATGCTTAGCGAAGCAAAGTTAGCAAATTGGAATGTTCGCTTATCTCCAATCACAAATCACATTGACGAATCTTGGAATGATGTTTCAGATTCATCTCTAGTTGTTCGCACAAATCCATTCAATGGCGGAACTGATGTTCTTGCAACTGTTGGTAAGCGTTACAAGCCAGTTCAGAATGAAGAACTATTTGCATTCGCTGATGCAATTCACGATGCTAATGCCGATTGCCGTTGGGAATCTGCTGGCTCATTGAAGAAGGGCAAAGTTGTGTTCGGAACTGTAGATATTCCCCGCACAATGGTTCTTGACCCACAAGGCGCTAATGATGAAACTAAACTTTATCTTATCGTATGGACATCACACGATGGTTCTGTTGCTGTTCAAGCAGCCGTTACTCCTGTTCGTGTTGTATGCCAAAACACGCTAAACCTTGCAATGAAGAATGCTAAGCAATCTTTCAAGATTCGCCACACGCAATCTGTTGAAGGTCGCATTCAAGTTGCTCGTGAAACTCTTGGGCTTGCTCTTGGATACTTTGATGAATTCGAAGTTCAAGCAAAAGCACTTTACTCTCAGGCAATTACTGATGCTGAATTCTCTAAGTTGATTCAGACAATTTATCCTAAGCCAGATAAAGATGCTGCTAAAGTTGCGCTAACTAAGTGGGAGAATAAGGTTGTTCTACTTGATGACCTTTATCATAACTCACCAACTAACGCTACAATCAAGGGAACTAAGTGGGGTGCGTTCAATGCACTAACTGAGCGCCTTGATTACTATCGTTCAGGTCGTGGCAATTCTGAAACACTTATGGCGGGTGCATCAGG